GATCAGGTTGCAGAAGCCGACAATCGAGACGTCTAGAGTCGCGGATTGCGCGACAACGGCAAAGTAGCGGATCGAGCGGCCCATTCGCTGCGAGGTGATTTCGATCCCGCATGTGCGGGCGCGGCTCGGGACATGGCGAGAGCGCCCGCCCGTCGCGGCTTGTATCTCGGCTTGTGTCACGCCTTCGGGGCGCAGCAACAACTCGCCGACAAGGTGGGATTGCGAGCCCGGCTTCGCGCGATTGCGCGGCGCATCGCTACTAGCGCCGAAATTGACGCCGCGCGCTACGGCATCGATCATGCGTAGGCAAAGCACGGTCCAATTGCGCGCGCGCGACGCGTCTAACGTCCCGCCGTGCTGGCGGAATTCGACGGTCCTGTGGCGCGCGTGCGCGGTCAGGTTCACTTTGAAATAGCGCTGCACATGCGGATTGCAGCGCGCCGTGGCGACGCTGATCAATTCATGCATCGTTTGCGCGCGATCGATCGCGGCCGGGCTGGCGCTGGTCATGGAGCGGCAATAAAGATTGCTATTGGCGCGACGCGACTCGGGCATCATGCCGTCGATCACGGACTCGTAAATGCCATATAGCTTCGTGATCGACTTGAAGAACTGCAGCGGGCGATTGCCGACGCCGACATGGACATGCAAGCCGCACGTGCGATTGACGGTGCACCCGAATTCGGTGAGCGCTTCGCAAACTTGCTCTAGCTGGTGCAAGCCCGCTTCGCCTCGCAGGATCGGGGAGACGAATTCAGCGCCGCGCGCATAATCGCCGAGCGAGCCGTCGGTGACGACTTTCCACGTCGGGCGCAGGTGATGGTTGTAGCCCTCGAATGCGCAGGGCTCGCCGATGCGACGCGCAACGGCAGCGGCGGCTTGAGCATGGGTCGTCCCAGCGGGGAGGTAGCATTCGAGTTCGACGCCGAACCCGTAGTCGAGGTGAGACACTGTGAATTCTCCCGGGCTTGATTGCCCTTGAAGCGAAGCGAATCGCGCTTCGACAGTCAGTAATGTATAGGGCAATATGCCCTATTGCAATGGGTCACGCCGGAATAAAAAGCCTGCCCGATCAACGGCTTAGGGCATAAAAGCGGCTCAAAACGAGCGAAAAAAGCCTGCCCGATCAATGGCTTAGGGCAGGCACAAAAGCGAGCAAAATCACATGCTTAGAGGACGTCGACCCACCCCGACGAATTTGCGCGTCTTACAGGGCAACCCGCAGCACCGCCCGCTGCCGCAAAACGAGATCGCGCCGCCGATCGCCGAGGACGTGCCCGACCCGCCATCGTATCTGCAGGGCTACGCTGCAGCGGAATGGCGCATCGTTTCCCGCGAGCTCCACCGGCTCGGCGTGCTCACCGTCATCGATACATCGGTGCTCGCGGCCTATTGCCAGAGCTACATGCGCTGGCGCCTCGCCGAGGAAGCGCTGCAGCGCATGGTCGACAAAGACCCAGTTATGAACGGCTTCGTTGTCCGCCGGCGCAACGGCGAAGCCGGGAGCAATCCGCTCGTGCGCGCTGCCCAGCGAGCGGCAACCGAAATGCTTCGCTTCGCCTCCGAATTCGGCATGACGCCGGTGGCGCGCGCGCGCATCGCCGCCGGCATTCTCGGTGAGAATTCGCTGCCGAAGTCTAAATTCGGCGACTTGCTCGCATGACGAATGCCGTCGATCGCCGCGAGCCGCTCAAACGAAGCGCGCGCGGAAAATCTCGCGCAAAGAACGTCATCGATTTCATCCAGCACTTGACCATCCCGAGCGGGCACGGGCAGGGCAAGCAGTTCAAGCTCGACGATTGGGAAAAGCGGTTCATCCGCGACGTTTACGAGCCGCACCGCGGCACGCGTCGCGTCGTGCGCCGCGCCATCCTGTCGGTGGCGAGGAAGAACGGCAAAACGGCGCTGATCGCCGCTATCGCGCTCGCGCACCTGGCCGGGCCCGAGGCAATCCCGAACGGCGAAATCTACAGCGCCGCCAACGATCGCGACCAGGCCGGCATTGTCTTCAAGTTCGCCAAGCAGTTGGTCGAACAGGAGCCCGAGCTCCGCAAGAAAATCACCGTCATCGCGTCGACCAAGACCATGATCGGGCGCGCCACCGGCTCGATCTATCGCGCGGTTTCGGCCGAGGCTGGGACCAAGCACGGCTACTTGCCGAGCGTCGTCATCTACGACGAGTTGGCGCAGGCGAAGAGCCGCGACCTGTATGACGTGCTCGATACCAGTTTCGGCGCCCGCGACGAGCCGCTGTTCATCGTCATCTCGACGCAATCGAACGACCCTGAGCATATCCTTTCAAAGCTGATCGACGATGGGCTATCGGGCGTCGACCCGAGCATTGCTTGCCATCTGTATGCCGCCGACGAAGGCTGCAACCTCGACGACGAGGCGCAGTGGGCGAAAGCAAACCCGGCGCTCGGCACGTTTCGCGACCGCGAGGACTTGATGACGGCGATCCGCAAGGCCATCAGATTGCCGGCCGAAGAGCCCAAGACGCGGAACTTGTTTCTCAATCAACGGGTCTCACCGGTTTCGTCGCTCGTCTCTCGCGCCGTCTGGAATGAATGCATCGGCGACGCCAAGCTGATCGATGGCGAGGAGATTTATGCGGCGCTCGATCTTTCGAGCGTCGATGATCTTACGGCGCTGATCGTCGGCTCGGTCGCCGATCCCTGCAGGGTGCGGGCATTTTTCTGGAAACCGATCGAATGGCTGGCCGAGCACAGCGCGCGCGATTTCGGCAGCGGCTCCCACCGTTATGAGGAATGGGTAGCGGGCGGCCATTTGCTGACGACGCCGGGCAAAGCCATCGATCATGAGGTTATTGCGCAGTTTATCGCCGAGTTATCTGCTCGGTTCAAGGTCCGCGGCCTAGCCTACGACCGTTGGCGCATGCAGAACGTGCTGCGCGAATTCGATCGCATCGGATTCCAGGCTTACGAGGACGCCGCGCAGACGCCCGACGATCTGCAGCGCCTAGTGAATCGCCGGCCGAAGGGCGACGGGCTGCGGATCGTTCCGTGGGGCCAAGGTTTTCGCGATATGGGGCCGGCAATTGATAGTTTGTTGAAGGCGCTCGACGAGAAAAAGTTGGTGCATCCAAACAATCCGATCTTGAATTGGAACATCGCCAACGCGGTCGCGGTGGTGGACCCTGCTGGCAATAGCAAAATCGACAAGTCGAAGGTCCGGTTTCGCATCGACGGCGCGGTGGCGCTCGCCATGCTGATGGGCATCCGCGCCCGCGATCGCATCACCAAGCCGATCGATATCGAAAGTTTGATTGGATAACGCCATGAAGATCGTTGTTTCATCCGGGCACGGCGCGAAGGTACGCGGCGCCAGCGGTTATCTCGATGAGGTCGACGAGGCCCGCAGGGTGGTGGAGGCGGTCGCCGATCTGCTGTTCAAATATGGGGCCGACGTGGAGTCCTTCCACGACGACACATCGGAAACCCAGAATGAAAACCTTGAGAGCATCGTGTCATTCCACAACGATCAGGATCGCGATCTCGACGTCTCGGTTCACTTCAATGCCTACACGACCACCGCCAAGGCGATGGGTTGCGAGACTTTGTATGTCACGGCGGCCGACACCGCCGCCCACGTTGCCAATGCGATAGCCGCAGCCGGGTTTGTCAATCGCGGCGCCAAGTATCGCGATGATCTGTATTTCCTGAACAACACCGAGAAGCCTGCGATCCTGATCGAAGTCTGCTTCGTGGACAGCTCGGCCGACGCCGATCTGTACCGCGCGCAGTTCGACCAGTTGTGCAAGCTGATCGCGGCGGCGATTCTTCTGCCGGTGACCGATCGCCTATCGATGCTCACCAGGCTCGGCATCCAGAAGGAAATCAAGGCTTCTGTGTTTGGAGGCGAGAGCGATTACAACGTCAGCGCATATGACGAGGACAAGGTTCTGAACGACACCGATCTTTATATTGCGCTGCCGGATCGTTTCGAGGGCGAACGACCCAAGGTGCGGCTCTACAATTGCGAGTCCGGGCTCACGGCGACGGCACACATTGAAGACGTCGGCCCGTGGAACATCGACGATCCGTACTGGATCAAGGGCACGCGCCCGCAGGCGGAAAGTGGCACCGACATGACCGGCCGCACCACCAACGGCGCCGGGATTGACCTGTCGCCGGCGCTCGCCAAGGCGCTCAAGATCGACGGCATGGGCTTCGTCGACTGGCTATTCGTGAACGAGTAATGCAAACCAGGAAAGGACTACCTCAATGAGACGCCTCGCACTCGCTGCCGCCGCCCTGCTCATGGCCGGGGCGGCTCACGCTGCCACCATCTCCCTGGTGGCCAATGGTCTAACCTTCACCGGTGGAGCACCGGCGCAAGGAACGGTCGCGCCGGTCAGCTCGACCGAACTCGCCGGCACGCTGCAATCGACGACCGCGCCATCGTTCTTGAATGACTTCGTCGAGTTCACGGTATCTGACGCCAACAGCACGAACGTCAACGTCGATGTACTGAACAACGTCAACAACGGCTTCCCGAGCTTCATCGCCGAGATATTCAGGATCACTCGGGACACGCCCAACGGCACGGTCGTGTCCGGCAACTTCGCCGCCAACAACAACATCGACTCTGTCGCCCTGCTGTCCGGTGTCGATTACTTCTTCGAGCTGCAGGCAAGCGGCGTCAACGGCGCGATCGGGCAAAGCAACTTCCAGCTGGCCACCACACCGCTCCCGGCCGCGCTGCCGCTGTTCGCCAGCGGGCTCGGCTTCGTCGGCTGGCTGGCGCGGCGGCGCAAGAAACGCGCGGCCTAGTGTTTCACAGGTGAAACGGGCCGCGAGGCCCAAAGCCAAAGGGAGGTCGCAATGCAGAACATCGGTCTAATCTTGCTTGTTTTTGCGTTCGTGATCGCCTGCATTGCGACCCGGATTCCAACCTTTGGGCCTTGGCACCTTGGCTGGCTGGCGATTGCGTTCTGGATCGCCAGCGAGGTCATCGGCGGCATCGTGCGCGTCGTGCATTAGTTTGTCGGCGCGTCAACCCGCGCTGATAAGTCAACAGCTCCCGCGCGGGAGCATGGAAGGAGATTAAAAATGACTGGTTTTCTGGCCTACATCATGCCGGTACACGGCGGCCCGGTTGACCCTGGCTACGGCGCCGGATGGCAACCTCCGACCTGGGGCGGCCGTCCGCCTCCGGGATATCCGACGCACCCGATTGCTCCCGGCGGTCCGAATCCTCCCGTCGATCCGGGCTTCGGCGTGCCGGGATGGCCCGCCCACCCGATTGCTCCCGGCGGTCCGCCGCCGCACGTCGAGCATCCGATCCCGCCGACGATCTGGCCGAACCCGCCAGGACAGAGCCCAGGCAATCCACCTGGGTTCTGGGGCGGCTCCGCACCGTGGCCCGGCTATGCCACGCCTCCGATCGCTCCGGGCGGCCAGCCGCCTGGCATCTGGGGCCCGACCGATCCGAGACCAACGCATCCGATCGTCATTCCGATTCCTCCTGGTGAGCAACCTCCGGAGGCTGGAAATGGTCTGACTCCATCGCACCCGATCTATATCCCAGGTGTGTCTGGTCCTGGTGGGGTCAAGCAACTCGTGTTCGTCTACGTTCCGGGCATCGGCGGCATCTGGTTCCTGATCGACGCGCCTGCGCAGGGAGCGCATCCGTCTCACCCGATTGCTGAACCGCCTGCTGAATCTGGACCGAAGGCGTAACCCGCTTGGTCAGGCAACTGGCCAATACCCTGATAACGAGCCTGCGCGAGGCCCCGTTGGCGCTCGCGCTGGTTGTTATCAACATTGTATTCCTCATCGCCTTGGCGTTGACGCTGCGTGAAATCGGGGATTCGATCGAGCGCAAAGACAATCTGCTTGCTGAATTGATACGGAATTGCGACGTGCGGCATTGAACAGAGGACTCCCATGAACGCGATGGTTGAACCGCTACGCGCGCGCGCCGAGGCGCAGCGTGACGCCCGCGAGCCGCCGGCGCCGGGCGGCAATCTCTTCGTTCGCCTGTTGACGACGTTGGCGATCGCGCGCGCGACGCATCGGCCGCCAAACCAGATCGCCGCCTGGCTCTGGCCGACCGACAAGACGATCGCGGGGATGCTGACGACGCGCGCCGCCGCGGCGCCGGCAATGACCACGGTGGCCGGATGGGCGGCCGAGCTGGCCCATCGCATCGTCAGGGACGGCCTCGCCGGCATGGGCCCGGCCGCCGCCGGCGCGCAGCTGCTCTTGCGCTCGCTGGTGCTCGCCTTCGACGGCTATGGGCTGATCAGCGCGCCCGGCTTCGTGGCCGG